ATTAGCAGATTTTGCTACTAAAACACCATTTGAAATTCAAGGTGTAGAAAGTGCAGCTAGACAATTGATGGCTGTAGGTTTTGAAGCAGAAGAAGTATTACCTACATTAAAATCTGTTGGTGATATATCATCCGGTCTTGGATTAGGGCAAGAAGGATTGCAAAGAATTATATTAAATTTAGGTCAGGTTAAAACTCAAGGTAAACTTACTGGTAGAGAATTAAGAGACTTCTCAGTTGCTGGTATACCATTATTAGATATTCTTGCAGATCAATTTGGAGTAACAACATCAAAAGTCCAGGATATGGTTTCTGCAGGTGAGGTATTATCTACAGATGTAACTAAAGCATTCACAACATTGACATCTGAAGGTGGAAAATTTGAAAATCTTATGGCTAAACAAGCAGAAACTGTTCAAGGTAAATTCTCTAATTTAAAAGATACTATTTCACTCATGGCAAGAGATGTAGGAGCAACATTATTGCCTGCAGTACATGAACTTGCAGGTACATTTTCTGATACTTTGTTACCGGCATTAGAACCATTGATAGGTTTAGCAATGCCTTTACTTTTAGGATTTTTGGAAAAAATGTCACCATTTTTAACCACGGTAATTGAAGGGTTTGTACAATTTGCAGATAAAGCAGGTGCAATGTTGAAACCGGCTCTTGATGAATTAATGCCTGTATTAGAGAGCTTAGGAGCCACTCTTATGGACGCTTTCTTTACTATAGCCGATTCATTCCTTCCAGTCTTACAAGAGCTAATACCTGTTATAACTAATCTTTTAGCAGAAATAGCCCCATTACTTCCAATATTTGCAGATTTGATTGTAAGTGTATTAAAATTAGCAGCATTTTTAATCAAACTATTTGCGCCTGTAATAAATTATGTTATTGGAATATTTGGTGATTTAATTGCTATTTTAGCTATATTAGTAGCAAGACTTATAGATACTGTTCAACCTCAAATAGAAGCCTTTACTGAAAAATGGGGGGATTTAGTCGATACAATAAAAGGTGCATGGGATTGGCTTATGAAATTTCTTGGTGCAGCTAAAGATTTGGGTGGTGTTGTTATATCAAAAATTGTAGAATTTTTCGGTGCAGATGGTGGCATTGTTACGAAACCAACAGTAAGTATGATTGGTGAAGCCGGACCAGAAGCAGTTATTCCTTTAGATAAATTTCCAGAATTAAACATGGGTGGAAATGGACAAGGCATTGTTGTAAATGTCAATGGAAATAATATATATGGCACGGATCCTGACGATATTGCTGAAGCTATATCAGATAAACTTGCAACAATGGTGACAACGTAATGGCATATTATACTTTTGTTAAAATAAATGATATTGAATATAACGAATATGTCACTGGAGATGTTGTAAGTTCTATAGGAGAAAATAATACTTCTTCAAATTTTACTTTACATTATGAAAATAATAATGGTAGATATACAGATTTATTTGACATTGGTGATGAAGTACAAGTATGGATCCATAATGCTGTCTTAACATCTGGTACATTAGCGAATGGTACAAAATTATTAACTGGGATCGTAGAAAAAAGAGTCATCAAAGGAAAAGGTAATAAAGATATCATCACTATAACCGGCAGAGATTATACTGCCAGGTTGCAAGACATAACTGTTCAGCCAGAAGTTTATACTAGCCAACTGGTTGAAGATATAATAGAAGATATTTTTAATAAATATGTTGAAGATGTCACTTACGATAAAACTGCTATTGGTGTAACAATCACACGAATAACATTTAAACATTCTACAATATTCGATTCATTAAAACGGTTAGCCAATTTGGTTAATGCAACTTTCTGGGTAGATGCTGATAGAGTAACACATTTCGTATTTAAAAATACAACTGATTCAGGGTTACTTATTAACAATACAAATTCTCTTGATGTCAATTGGACAAAAACACGTAAAGAACTTGCTAACCAAGTATGGGTTTACGGTGATAGATATTTGGATGGATATACACAAACATTTACAGCAGATGGTATTGGTAGTGTTTTTCTTTTAGATTACAAACCACATTCAACATTAATTAATGTATCTGGTTTATTATCTAAGGGTGGCATTGCAAACTTCGCTCAAGAGGTTCAATCCGGTACACAACATTTAATTTCATTTAATGATAGACATGTAATATTTGTTTCTGGTACAAATGCTGGTAATAATATACCGGTGTCTGGTGTTACGATAAGTGCTGAATATGATCGTGATCTACCTATTGTAAAATTTGGAAGGGATAGATCGAGTATAAAAGCGTATGGTCTGAAAGAACAAGTTATTATTGATAAGGATATAAAGGATCCTGATGAAGCAGAGGATCTAATGAAATCACAATTAGCTGAACAAAGTAATCCTAAACTCGAAGGTAATGTTAATTTGGATGGTATATATTACTTAGTTGCAGGTAATTTTTGTACTGTAAATAAACCAAATGATGGTGTTACTAATCAACAATATAATATCTTAGAAGTTAATTATTCCTTTGACAAAGAAGCTTTATTAAGAGAAGAAGTTATAAAAGTAAAACTTAATAAAAGAATAAGGCAACTAACTGATGAGTTGAAAGATATTATTACCGGATTAAAAGGTTTACGTGGATCAGACATAGACGAAACTGATCTTATAACACGATTCGAATTTGACGAAGATCAATTACAATTACAGAATGATGGCTGGTTTGTTAAACAAAGATTTACAGGCAGTGAAACTTTATGGGGAATGTCCACATGGAGTGGTGGTTTATGGGATGGTAGTTACGATTATGCCAGAACTACAACAATAAGCGGTGGTGAATTTTAAATGCCTATAACAGAAGTGGGTCAAAGTGGAGTATGTATATTATTAGCCGGTGGCGCAAGCTATCCAGGATATATGGCTATAGGGAGTGGATCTGGTGTAACAGCAAATGCTACCGGTCTTTATGCTGAATTATCAAGAAAGATATTTACTGATACTGATACAACTACACTCAGAAAAATAACATGGGTTGGAGATTGGAATAGTTTTGAAATGTCTGGTCTTGAATTAACAGAGTTCGGTATACTCACAGGAAGCCCAGGATCTGAAATGTGGCACTATGAAAATCTAGGTAATCCAATTACATTTGATGGAACCAATGAATTAAGAATTGAAATAACATGGGAAGTAATATGATAGGTGAATAATTATGGTAATGTCAAAATTAGTTAACGGAACATTGAATAATGCGGATCCAGTTAATAGTAATTTTAATTTTGCTTGGTCAAGATTATTAGAGTACGGTTTAGATGGGGCTACAGCAACTAATCAAAGCGATCATAAACAAGATTTATTTTCAACTGATACTGCACAGTTTCTTCAATTTATGCAATATGATTCAGGTAGTGACTATTATGAATGTATTGATACATCCACAGCATATTATGTTATAATTGTTGCATCTGCTTTGACTCCTGCATCTTTTGCTATCAATGGATGTTTATGTAGTCTTTTCTCTTCTGGACAATGGATGCTTTCATGTGATACAGGGACTTATGAAGCAAACAGGGCTAAGGTTATGCAGACTTTGTTTGAAAATGGTGCAAGTTCTCCTTTGATAACTGATGCTACAACTGTAACTGCAATAAAGACAGTAGATAGTGATGATATCAATATGCGAGGACACTGGGCTACTTTAACAGGTATACCCCACTCAACAAATTATACTTATCCTGGAACTTTTGTTGATACTACAGGGAACACCATAAGTTCATGGTCAGATTTATCTACAGGGAACGATGCATCTTTAAGTGCTGGGCATGAAGTTCCATTAGGTGTATCATTACATTCTGTAAGTGGAGAAAACCAATCTTCTAATGATTTTGGTACAGATACAAGTGCAGATGAAAAAAGTGATCCTGCAAACTGTAATTTACAAATAGGTGCAGCTGGATCAAATTCATCTAATTTTACAGCTACATGTCATGCCATATTCTTTGGTCAAGGTGATATTACATGGGTTTCAGGTGGTGGTACAGATGCAAATTATGATTTTTTTACTGATGGTTCTATTCCCGATACAACACTTGCAACTGAATCAGATTTAACCTGTGTCTTAATCACAGGCACAAACACAATAACTACAAATGAAACATCTATAATTGCTAGAGTAATAAAAAGTCTTACAGTAGGAAATACACTTGTAATTGAAGCTTCATTTAATGGTGGTACTAATTATACTACTATAACAGAAAAAGAGATAGGTATAATTTCTAATACAGGTACAAGTAGTCAATTAAAATTAACTATTACAAGAGCTAATAATAGCGAAACAGACAACATATCATCCTACGGGTACTACTACAGTTAAAATGATATCTAAAAAACTCCAAGAGAAAATAAACAGAGAATTATCTGAAGAAGAGATCAAAAAGATTTATACTTCGTACAAGAAATATAACTTAATAAGATATTTCTTTACATACATTATAAATCATAAGTTCAGACAAGCTGTAAGCCTACATGATTGGATAAAAGAGTTTACAGGTAATGAGATCATTGAAGATATTGCCGCAGAATGTACAGGAACTACTCACGACGATACAGTCAAAAATGTAATAAGATATTGGTACACACATCTTAGATATGTTTCAGATCAAACCAATTATGGTACAGCTGAATATTGGGCAGATCCAGAAGAGATTCTGGAAAAAGGATCCGATGATTGCGATGGATTTGCAACAATGATATATCTTACTTGCATAGCTGCAGGTGTACCAGATTACAGAATGTATTTCACTATTGGTTATGTAAATTCTAATAATAGAAAAATAGGTCACGCATATGTTAAATACATTGCAGATGATCTTATAATGTATCCATTAGACGGTACATTCTATCCAAAAGATTCAATGAAGTTTTCTACTCCTTATTTTAATGATAAACGATACTATTACGGTGAACAGGAATGGGCTTGTTTCAACATGGAGGGGACATACAAAATCAAATGAAAAAGGGTGAGCCAATGACAGGGATGATAAGCGCACTGAAACAAGAAGTAATGGACTTTAAAAAAGAGACTTTTAGTATACTCAAACGAATCGAAAACCAAACAATTAAAACAAACGGTAGAGTTAATTCGCATGAAACGGATATTGAACTATTAAAAAACGAAACAAAAAATTGTCCTGCAAGAATATTTCATACTGCTGAAACAAAAGGTACATTTTGGTCAAGAAATGGGGTTACAGTAGCAATGATTACAAATATGATTGTGGCAGGTTTACTAATACTACAAACATTCGGAGGTTAATCAAATGACAAAAAGAATATCAACATCAGGTGGAAAAGGTAATGAGAAGTGGTGGGAATCACGACGTATGTGGGCTGCTATATTTATAATCCTCATAGCTGTTCTTCAAGGTGTAGTACAACTTGGATATGTTCCAGAGAATATAATTTTAGCATTCTCACCACTAATAAGTATTGTAGCAGGAATGCTAGGTATAGAATCCTGGAGAAAACCAAAGTAATTTTTTTCTTTTCTTTTTATAATAAATTACATATCATTTTGGCTACATGGTTCCATGTATATTGACTTGCTTTTTCTAGTGCAAGATTTCTTTTTTTATCTACACATTGTTGATTCATATATACATGTCGCATTGTTTTTCTGATATCTGCAATGTCTGGTTTGAACCATTTAGTTTCTTCATACATTAATTCTTTTGACCATTTAACATATTCACCTTCTTCTATGATCCAACCATTATCATAATCAACATAGTCTGTTTGACCGCCATATATAGTGGCTATTACCGGTAATCCACATGCCATTGCTTCGATACATGGTAAGTTAAATGCCTCTGCCATTGATGTAGTTATGAATACATCACCAGCATTATAAAAATCACAGAGGGCAGATTCTTCTAAGAGATCAGTACAAAAATATATTCGTCTACCTTCTAGATTATCTTTTGTCTTGACTGGTACATCAAACACGTTTTTCAATTCCAGTTTATCAATTTCTTTTTTAAGATCCCAGGTAGGATCATTATAGACAGGATTGATTTTTATTTTTAAATCGACAAGTTCTTCTTTTTTGAATTCTTGTGCGAATGCTTTTAATAGCCACTGGATCCCTCCTCTGTCATACAATCCTTGTGACCATCCTTTGTTTGCAATGAATGTAAACTTATCATGTACTATTTTCGCTTCATGGAATTTAGTTGGATCTACACCATGCGGAATGATTACTATTTTTTCGTCTATACTTGGTATTGAGTAGTAATTTATTCTTGCTAAAGTATTCATTATAGCTTGGTGTGTATGTCTTGATGGAACAATTATTTTATCCACTCTCTCATCTTCTAAATATTTTACCCAATATTCCGGTATACAATCTCCTTCCCATACACAATAGCCAAAGAACTTTTCACTTTTTTTACTTATACCAAATGGCCAGAATTGAGGTTGTGAGATCATTATAGTTGTTCCTTCAGGCATAAAAGATTTTGTCAACATATTATATTCTGCATCATTTACACCACGTTCCCATTGCGGTGGTTTATTAGTACTAAGAAATACTTCGCAACCAATTTCATTTAAAGCATTGGCAAGATTTCTTGTATGTATTGCATATCCAGTATAGTTAAAAAAATCACCTATTAAATTAATCTTCATTTTTTCACCATTGAAAGTTTTAAACCACATAATGGACATTTATTTTTTCTTACTAATAATAATCTATAACATCCGTAAGGAATTACACCTATTACAGTTACTACTGATAGTGCAATACATAGCCAAGACATTGGTGATTTTACACCCTTAACATTTTGTTTACATGATTCACAATAACCTTTCATTCTTTCTTCCTCGCAATTTTTACTTTTAAACTTTGTTCAAATCCGAACCAAAGTCTAGCAGTCCATATAAGTTTATTCTTTATAGACATTGAATGTTTATTAAAATAAATATATTTATCTTCAATGTCTAAATATCCATCACTTTCAATTTCCCTTGTTCGTATTTCTCTTTTACCCATTTTTTAAAGTACCTATCATCACTTACAACTTTGTCACCATAATCATCAAATCTACAACCACCGGATGGTGCGACTAAATGCCAGGCAATTGCTTTTGTGTTTACTCCAATTTTGAATCCTTCCATCTGTGCTCGAAAACTAAAGAACGCTTCTTCTCTGAAACCTACAGGAGATAAATTTATTTCATATTTTATTCTATCTGTAACTTCTTTTTTAATCAAGGCGTTACTTCTAAATTCATGTGCAAGTAATATCTTTTCACTGTTATACATACATCCACAATCATCACCATGTACAATTATATTTCCTTTGTCATCCAAAACTTTTTTATTTATGATCCCGTCGATTTGACCGATATCTCGTGAAAGATTAGAGGCTCCAAGTAACGGTGTAACTCCTGACGCTATATCGAAATTTAAATCTATAACTTTTAATAGTTTTTCGATGTAATCAGGTTCAAGAATAACATCGTCATCTAGTCTAAGTGAAAATGGATTATCGAAATAATCGTTTTCTATAATTTTGTTTCTTATATTACACACACCTAGTTTAAGATCATTATTAAATGTATTGACATAATGTTTTTCTAATTTTATTCTATTAAAAAGACTTACCAAAAAATGACAATTATTTACAGGGGTTTGAGATTCATCACCTATAACAAGATCCCAATATCTATATGTTTGTGTCCTTAAACTTTGTAATAGCAAAGCTAATTCACTGTGTCGATCTCTTGTTGCTATATGTATAGTTATTCGTTTGTTATTACGCATGCTAATACCCCTTTGGAATTATATATTTGTTTTCTCTTTATTGTGTTTGTAATTCTGAATCCATTCATTGTAAAAAATTCATTCCACCATGATTTTGTATGACATTGTATATGAGTTTTATCTTTTCTACTTATGTCTAAATAAAAGTTTCCATGCTTTCTTGCACTGACAGGGATCCTGACAATAATTGTTTTTTTAAATTTAGCTAATTTTGTGAAGATGTCAGTTAATTCAAAATTATCACAATGTTCCAAAACATCTAACATCAAAACATACTTAATATGGTTAATTGCTAGAAGGTCTTTATTATAATGTTTCAATATAGTATCAGATAAATTATAATTTTCTCTTCCATAATTTATTGCCCATTCAGATATATCTGTGCCGTATACTGGTCCAACTCCTTTTCTTCTTAGTTCGTAAACTAATAATCCGGTGGCACATCCATAATCAAGTACAGGCATTTGTTTTTTTAAAAATAAAATATCTTTAATATCTCTTGCAAGTTGCGCATATTTTTTTCTTGTGTAATCTATGTAGTTACTTTCAGCTCCTCCAATAAAATATTCCTTATCAAATAAAGTCACTATGTAACACCTTCTTTTGTATTTCTCCTAATAGTTTATTATGTTCAGAGTAGAAACATTTTCCTTTTTCACACATTGAGTTATCAGGAAATTTATAATTTCTTGGCCATACCTTGCCTGCATCTTTTGCATGACATATTCTCCATTTTTCAGAAAACTTTCTTTCATATAAAGCCACGGCTGAGCATTGATATACATATTCATCAGTATATAAGAATGGTTTAAGACCTCCCATATAACAAGGCGAACAAACATTATAATCTTTTGTTTGTACAAAAAACTTTTCCATGCCAGTATTTGTGTTTATTATATCTTCAACTTCTTTTTTTAATTCTGTCTGATTTTTAATATTAAGACAATCGGGAACGATCCTTACATATTCAACATTATGTTTATTGGCTAATTTGCATATCTGGTGTAATGTATGAGGGAATGATTTTTTATTCCAAACATAACTGAATCCTAATGTACCCATTATTTTAGGTACTTGTGGTTTCATATCATAATCCAATCCATTCAAACTTATCCTAAGCCATTCTAATCTGTTAAGATTATCTTGTGTAATATTATCTAATGCAATACCGTTTGTTATTAGACCTATCTTTAAATGAAATAAACTATCACACATATATATTAGATCGTTAATGTCTTCGTACATTGTTGGATCTCCACCACCAGTGATCTCAATACTTTTTATTCCGAGAATCCTAAATGTATCAATATAATTTATTAGTGTTCCGAATTTCATACTTCTGTTACCACGATTCTTGACTGAACAGAATTCGCAATTCATGTTACATAATTCTGTTGGAGCTACTTGGAGACTTATAGGATACCATACATTATCTTTTTGTATATGACCTAATCTATCTGCATGATTTAATAATTTATTATGTGTGGATGTGAACTGTTGTTCTTTTTTTATTGAATCCAATTTTTTATCTCCTGTACGCCATCTTTAAATTTTACTTTTGGGGTCCATCCTAACATCTTTAACTTGATGTTATCTATTGGATTGTACTCTTCGTCCCCTTCTCGTTTTTCTTCATATTTAATATTAGTACTAAATGATTCAGCTATTTGTTTTACAGATACTACTTCATCAGATACAACGTTGTATATCTCTTGATTCTCGCCCTTTTCCATAACTGCTATTATACCCTGGGCTATATCCCAAACATGGGTAAACTGGCGTATTTGATCCCCACGGCCATGTATTATAAGTGGTTGATTATTTTTCATTTGTTTCACCATGGTAGGTATTACTCCGAGTTTACTCATACCCTTACCGTAAGCGGTTCCAAGTCTGCAGACACATCCTTTAACTAATCCTCGTTTAATGTAACTCATAACCATGTTTTCCCCAGCAAGTTTTGTTATATCGTAAGGATTTTCTAGTTTTCCTTCAACTGCCCAGGTAGATATATGTATGAATACAGTGGTTGTATTTTTAATATGTTCCAATAATCTTGTCACTCCAAGAGTGTTTTGATATATAGCATTTATAGGATTGTCTAAACAATATTTTAATCCAACAAGACCAGCAAGATTTATAATATAATCTGTTTTAGGAAGACTGTCAAAATATAATGTATCCATATTAGGATTAATTGTTTTATCAAAATTCATAACATCATACCCGTGTTCTATAAGATGATGGCATACATAATTACCAATGAATCCTTCACTATCAATAACTAAGACTGTTCCTGACATATTTGTCCTCCTCCTAAAGTCATGCTAAATTTTTCCCTTATAACATCTGGTATCTTGTATATATCTATTATCTTTGTTGGATAATCTCCAAAGTAATGCCAATCTCTCCAGGCTATTTGATGTAATGGAGAATGTATTTCAGAGGATGTAAAATTCCTTTTGAATCGTTCGGCTATTTTACTCATGCCTCTTAAATATCCAAGATGCCATATTATTATTGGAATAAATGCAACTTTTTTAAAATCGTATGTTGGTAAACTATGGTTCTTATTATGTTTAAGATCAACACCTTCATAGTTTCTATATAATCTACTGAGGCCAATATGTATTCCTTCAGAGTTATCTACATGCCCAAAATCATGTATAAAATGTATATATTGAACATGAAATAATTCGATCCCTTCATTTTCACCTTTAGCTATATACTTTTTAATCTGATCGTATTGTTCTTGATGAATAACTTCATCAGCATCTAAAGCAAAAATCCAATCACCTGTGCAAAGATCGTTAGCAAATTGTCTACCTTCTCCGAAATGTTGACCGAAAGGATACGCTTTATATATTATCTTTTCAGATTTAAAACTATCACATAATTTTTTATTGTCTGAAGGATTTTCTTTAGTATCTTCAACTATAACAATTTCATCAGCAAAATTTAATGCTGATTTTATCATCATGTCTAAATAAAAAGTATCATCTTTAACTACACAATAGACTGATAATTTCATTTTGTCATCTCACTAAATAAAACATCCCACAAAGGCATAATGAAATCCCATTTATACCATTGTGATTTTTCAATAGAATTGTTTACATATTCTTTCCATATATCACTGTTAGCTTTTTTCTGAGCATACATAAATGATAGTTTTTCAACAGCATCAGTCACAGATGCGATACCTCTTTCAACATTCCAATTTCCTGTTATTGTTCCGTTTATAGGTTCGTCGGTATGTGGATATGGGGTACTATGTTCTCTACCGGCTAGTTTTATACTTTCTCCTGACTTAGGATGTTCAGTAACAAGTTCATTCGTTGTTGTATAATCTGTTGCGAGTTGAGGTACACCACATGCCATTGCTTCTACTAATGGTACACCAAATCCTTCACCGGATGTAGTTAGGTAAAAAATATCCATAAGATTATAAATTTCATTCATTTGGTCATAGCCAAATGGATTAAAGAATGTTGCCCCTGTAAAAATAATCCTATTATTTAATTTTAGTCTGTTTATAAGGTCTGTAATATTGAATGATTGTGCTTTGTCGTGAGGATCCGAATGCATTAATAATACTGCATCAGGATGATTTACACAAAACAATTTAAAGGATTTCAATGTTAAATCTAACATTTTTCTTCCTTGATTTCGAGCAACTACACCAACAACAAATTTATTTTCGAGTTTCCACTTTTGTCTTATTTCTGCTTTCTTCTTTTTACTTAAAGGATAGAAATATTTTTTATCAAACCCATGCGGTATATATTTACTCTTTATACTGTGAGCTTTTTCAACTTGTAATTTTCCAAACTTAGCCATTGCAACTGGATAGTTTACTTTCTTTAATATGTTTTCACACATTAACGGTAATCGTCCACCACCGTCAGTAGGATAATAAAAGAAAGTTTTTGCTGGTGAGGTATCAATATTTAAGAACCCTGCATCGTATGCCATAAAAGTATCTAGTAAAACACCAAAGATATCTATGTCTAGTTTTCTTATAAGGTGTTGAATTTTATCTACAGAATATTTTTCTCCACCGGAACCATGTAAAGTAAATTTTAATTCTGTTCCGTCTTCAATCTTTATAGGGGGTTTTAATGTTTGACCAACATAATTATGTCCTAAACAATGACATTCATAATGATCGCTTAATCTGTTTAAAATGTTTCTTGTTACTGTTCCATATCCGGTGGTGGTCGTCGGGCTATCTGACAGCCATAATATTTTTTTCATTTAGTTCACATCCACTTTTGAGTAAGAATATTCCGTTCTCCATAATTACTTCTTTAAACAAACAACCAGCAAATTGTTTCGCTGTATTTTTACATACAGTAATTCTGTGATTGCTCCCAGTTGCTGTTTCTTGTTTGGTTATTTTGTGGTAATCACTGCTACCCCTATATGGCATTTTATGCTTTGGTTGATTCAGGAAGATGTGTCTTTTTTGTTTCCATCTCTCTGTTTTTGATTTCTATTGATTGAACACTGCCACATATTTTGCAGACGTAATCTTTATAGATACCTGTTTGTACTCTTTGACGGATCCCATCAAGTAATTTATCTTCTACAATTTCAGATGTGTTTACAAGATCAAACAGTTTTTCACTACTGAATTGTTTATAATTAATAGCGAAATCATACTTTATACTTGTTTTGCCTTGCCTTCTTGCCTTTTCAATACTTTTGTTTACTAAGGCTATCTGGCTGTCTACTTCATTGATTGCACACTTTGTACAATATGGTTTTCTTTGTTTGTATGTCGTATCATACTCTATTTCTGAAATTCTTTTAAGAGCATTCTGTTTAATATCAGTACTCCTCCATTTTCTGAGATCCGTAAAATTCTTTTTCTCTTCTGGTGTTTGTTCTCTAAATATCTGTTCTACCATTATTCTTCACCTTCATCATCATCTTGTTTTTTATCAACGCCATATTCTATTTGTTGTTTTGTAACGGTTATAATGGCGTTTGTTTGTTTAATAGTCCTCTTGATTTCATTAAGATCATTTTGTGTTTTTCTTTTGAGTTTATAATAGTTATGTTCTAATTGAAAGTTCAATTTAAACTCAAGATTTTTCATGTCATCTTCCAGAAATTTTATATTACTTTCTGATATTCTTATGTTTTTTTCACTAAGTTCTTTTTCTTCTTTAGTCAATTGTCTTGTCATTATCTGTTTCACCTTTTAAATTTCTCTTGTGGCACACCATGGTCACAATATCATGTTTAGTTAATTTCTCAACGTAGAACATGAGTCTATAATATAATTTATTTAGAGATAGCCCATGTACTGTGAATGACTTGGATTTTTTAGAATAATCATCACGTATCTGTATCGTTATCCCTTTTACTCTCCTATTGCCAATATTCATCATTATAATTATAATTATAAAATTAATAATATATAAATATTTTTATTTTACAAAGAATAATATATCTTCATATCGCTTTCCTTTATAAAGAGATTGCAATTCTTTCAGATTTATAGACTTTTTTCGTGTAGAATCTATAATTGACTGAATTTCAGATACATGTAAAACAAAATACATTGAATCTTTGAAAGGATCCCTCAAAAAAGAAATTATAACATAGCTATTATTTTCAAGTTTAAAGCTATCGAATTTTTTTAGTTTAGGAAATTGTGTCAATCGTTCAAAATCAAAACGTGTACCCTTGCATTGTTTGCATTCTATAAGATAATTACTACGTTGTGACTGGGCAAAAAAATCACCTGGTACACTTGTATATAATCCCATGACATGATAAAATCTATGCCAATATATATCTTCTCGCATCTTTAGCAATTTTGCACAATCTGTTTCTAATCTTTGTTCAGTCATTTTATGAAGGGGTACAAGCGAGGTGATAACAATCAATGAAGCAAAAACATACAAAGATAAATTATTTTGCTTGTACCCTCTCTTCAATTTTATAAAAGTCATCTAAGCTTTTATATACTGGCTTAACATTAATCTTTTTGTAACATGATGCACCATAGCCTAAGGATATGGATTTTCTACTCTTCAGGATCCTACCACAACGAATACATCTCATAGTCCCCAGGTTGATAAATCAACAGGTTTTTCTTTCATTGTAAAATATTCAAGTTCTCTGTAAACATTAATTAGATCAATATCATTAATTGTAAGTTTGCACTTTTTAAATTCTTCAATCGTACAATAGAATTTCCCTTTGCCTACGCCTATCTTTTTATTGGGTATGAGGAAATGTATTCCTGGACCATGCTTATCTGCAATCTGCGCTTGTATGGAGTTCTTAGACTTATATGTATTAACTTTATTAACCTTGTATCTGACACAAGCCAATGAAAGATCCTCATCTAATAATTTTGTTATCTTATTCATAAAGAATGTTTTTGTGAACTTAACTTTTTTCTCTTCTTTTATTTTAGGTATTAAAATATTGCTGAAGATATATCGTGTTAATGTTGATACCGATTTCTTTCTAACACCAAGGTTTTTATATTTAAGTTCACCGTTCTTAGTCAAATATAGATAGTTCTTTTTCATAAATCCTTTCGGTTTATTTAACATATCAAGTTCATCCATTTCTTTGTCTGATTCTTTATTGCTATTACCATTACCTTTGAAGAACCATATATGTGAAATTTCATCATCAATTCCCATGTCAAATGTGATTTGTGGGAATGGTACATTATCTTTTATCTCTTTTATTAATTGATCCTTGATTTTCAACATCTTTTCCTTATTATCAAAAGGATCACCGATATATACACTATCTGTATCAGTATAAATTATTTCATATTTGTTTTCATAGAATCTTCGTCTTGCTAATTTCACCCATTGTCTACCAAGAAGTGTGCAATCTGAAGCCGCTGTATAATTATAAAGTTGTTTAAAACTACTGTTACCGGTCATCCCATACATTGTGTTTATGATGACCTTTATAGAATATTCTCTTGGATCTTTTTTCTTTTTTAATTCTAATCGTTCTTTGTAAAAATCAATTATAAGTTTTTCAATCTTTCCTTGTTGTTTATCATTATAGATACCTTTGACTTGAAATTTATTATTACCATCCCAACCAACAACATCTTTTGAAAAAAGATTACATTGTGAGAATATGTGTGGATAAAGTGAATTAAAATCTAAACAATATATGTCACCTTCAAAGTGATCCCCTGCAGGATATGCGACATATCCGCCACCATAAGCTTCATGTTCTTCTTTGTCACTGTATTCTTCTCTCATATCTAATCTTTTACATATCGCTTTATATGCAAAGACGGCCATACTACATGTAAGATATTTCTTTTTATTTACATCTTTTTCATTGAGGAATGGTTTAAACCCCTTGAAATATTCTTCAACCCATTCATATAATTTTTTTGTTATATCAATATCCCTTTTAAGGTAAGATTTTAATTCAGCCCATTCTTCTTTACTCATTTCTCTGTTTAATTTTGAATAATCGAACTCTTTCTTTGCTGTTGAATCGTCGACTAAATTTAATAATCTTGTTATGAAATCTAAACTGTGACGCATCAATAGATCGGATAATAGTCCGCCTTTAATTTTCATACCCGATGCTCTGCTTTTTATT